ATGGGCGATAAGAAGCAACTCGACAAGTTCAAGGAAGCCGCGCGCGACCTAGAAACCGACGACGATCCCAAGCACTTCGACGAGCGTCTAGGGAAGCTGGTGAAGCACAAGCCTGCTAAATCGATTGCGGATAAAAAGATTGAGGGTGGCGCCGCGTGAACGGCCCACCCTCTGATCTCGTCCATGGGAGGGGGCTTTTACGCACATACCTCACCACAGCTCACGCAATCTATATAGCCGGAAATTACTAACATGCAACTACCGCCCGAGCCGAATGCGGCTCAGCTTACCGCAATTCTTCGAGCGGTGCATGATGATCGCATTGATCGCTTTCTGCCAGCCGCGTCAGGGAGCCGCGAGGATGCATTTCGCCTATACCTCTGGAATTGCGCGCTTTGTGAGGCGTTTTACCTCCCTCTCCATTTTGCTGAAATAGCAGTCCGCAATGCAATCCATGAGCATTTGATTGATCGGTATGGGGAGCAATGGTTCGAAAATAGGGCAATTATCGGAAATCTTGAGCCTAAGCGCCAAGAGGAATTTTCCCAGCTTTTGGCCGAGGGGCGCCAACGGCACAAAGAGAATTTGACCTGCCATCACTTGGTGTCGGAGCTATCCTTTGGTTTCTGGCAGCATTTGCTTACCAAGCGTTTTGGCCGAGTGGTTTGGGCGCCCGGTATAAAATCCGCGTTTCCAAATCTGCCCAACGCTATGGAACGGCAAGATGTTTATGATCGGATTGAGATAGTCCGCAAATGGCGCAACCGCATCGCTCATCACAAACCTATTTTCGACCGGGGGCCGTCTGCAAAGTATCAGGAAATTCTCGAACTGATGCACTGGGTTTGCCACGATGTCGCGAATTGGGTGACGACGGCTTCTAATGTTACTGTCGCTATTCAAATGAGACCCGTCAAATAGCCCTTTCCTAAAAAACATCGTGCGCCCACCATCCCCGAATGAACCACGAACCAAAATGGAAAGCCCGAGCCTTGGCGATTGAGTTTTGGCTAGCCGCTGCCTTCGTCGCCGGATCATTCGTTGTGGGGCTTGTTTCTGCGGTTCGTTACCTCACTGGCTGGTAGGCGGGTTTGTAAACTACATATACGCCACAAGTGTCGCATCATGAAGAATTGCGATTCGGGCCGGCGCCTTTCGGGGCGCGCGGCCCGATTGCTTTTGGAGGGCGGGCGATGGCATCGGACACAGGCGGCGAGTGCAAGGGCGACTGCCCGCGCGCGTTGGTGCGGGGCGAATGCGTGACGCGGTTCCGCGAGATCGGCGAAACGCAGCGGCGGCTGTTCATCGAGGTGCTGGGCGAATGCTGCAACGTGCGCCATGCCGCCGCGGTTGCGGGATTTGCCCATTCGGCGGCGTACAAGCTGCGCCGCGTCGACCGCGAATTTGCCGACGCGTGGCAGGCGGCGCTCGAAAGCGGTTATGCGCGGCTGGAAATGGCGCTTGTCGAGCGCGCCATCGACACGATCGAGAAACTGAACGGCGGCGACGACGGCACGCCGTTGCCGCCCGTCGGCGCAATGACGGTCGCGCAGGCGATGGACGTGATGGCGAAACACCGCGCGAGCGTCGAGGGCGGGCGCGCCAAGCGCGTCCGGCTGAACATCCATGCGCGGCCGAGCGCCGAGGAAACCGATGCCGAGATCCTGCGGCGCATCGCGATCATCGAGGCGCAACGCGCCGCGCCGAAAGGAAAGGAGCGGTGACGAAGCGCTGGGCCGCGCGGCTGGAACTGCGCGAAGGCGAGACGATCCTCGACCGCTTGCTCAAACTGGAAGCCGAAGAGCGCGGAAAGCTGCTGCGCGACATGCCGCGCAAATATGTGCAGGAACTGCACGACCGCTGGTATCAATGGGCGCACGACGGGCAGCGCGAGCCGCCGGGCAACTGGCCGGTGTGGCTGATCCGCGCCGGGCGCGGGTTCGGCAAGACGCGCGCGGGCGCCGAATGGGTGAGCGAGGTTGCGCGCAGCGTGCCCGGCGCACGGATCGCGCTGGTCGCCGCGAACGAGGCCGACGGCATCCGCGTGATGATCGAGGGGCCGAGCGGGCTGCTCGGCGTCGCGCGCACCGACGAAGGGCCCAAATGGCGCGAGCGGATGCGCCAATTGCATTTCGACAGCGGCGCGATCGCGACGCTCTATTCGGCGGGCACGCCCGAGAATTTGCGCGGTCCCGAACATCATGCGGCCTGGTGCGACGAACTGGCCAAATGGGGGCAGCGCGGCGAGGCGGCGTGGGACAATCTGATGCTGGGGATGCGGCTGGGCGACACGCCGCGCGTCCTGGTGACAACGACGCCGCGCCCGGTGCCGCTGATGCGCAAGGTCGAGGCGGTGCCGGGATGCGTGACGACATTGGGGCGGACGTCGGAAAACCCGCACCTGCCCGCGAGCTTCGTCGCGCACATGATCGCGCAATATGGCGGCACGCCGCTGGGGCGGCAGGAGCTCGACGGCGAGCTGCTGGAGGATGTCGAGGGCGCGCTGTGGAGCCGCGCGCTGATCGAGCGCTGCCGCGTCGATGCGGACGCGGCGGCGAAGCCCGTGCGCGTCGTGATCGGCGTCGATCCGCCCGCGACGCGGCGGGGCGATGCGTGCGGGATCGTCGTCGCGGCGCTGCTGCGCGACGGCCGCGTCGCGGTGGTCGAGGATGCGAGCGTCGAAAAGGCCGCGCCGCACGTCTGGGCGCAGGCGGTGGCAAGCGCCGCGGCGCGCTGGAACGCCGACCGCGTGGTCGCCGAGAGCAATATGGGCGGCGAGATGGTCGCCGCGGTGCTCGCGCAGGCCGATGTGACGCTGCCGGTGCGCGCGGTTCACGCGAGCGTCGGCAAGGCGCGGCGGGCGGAACCGGTGGCGCTCGCCTATGAGCGCGGGCAGGTGGTCCATGCGGGGGCGTTCGCGGCGCTCGAGGACGAGCTTTGCGGGGTGCAGATCGGCGGCGGCTATGCGGGGCCGGGGAGGTCGCCGGATCGGGCCGATGCGTGCGTGTGGGCGGTCGCGGCGCTGCGCGAGGGGTTGGCGAAAGGACGGGCGCCGGGGGTGCGGGTGGTTTGAGCTTGTTGCTAGCTGGAAAGCGAGACCCCGGGTCAAGCCCGGGGTGACGTGGGTGGGGGTGGGGAGGCTTTGGCGAGGGTGTGAATCCTGTCCAAACTGGCGCTTTCTCGGCTGAAATGCCGTGGCGAATGGCCTCCAATCGTCACCCCGGGCTTGACCCGGGGTCCCGCTTTTTCGAGACTCGGACAATGGAACGCGAACGCAAGGGCGGCTGGGTCTATATGATGGCCGACCGGTATCGCGGGACAATCTATGTCGGCGTAACGACGCATCTTGCAGCGCGCATCCATCAGCACCGCACCGGCGAGGGATCGGATTTTTGCGCGCGCTATGGGTTGAACCGCCTCGTTTGGGCAGAGCGCGGCGACGATATTGCGCTGTGCATGGCGCAGGAGAAGCGGATCAAGCGGTGGCATAGGGCATGGAAATTCGAGCTGATCGAACGGGGCAATCCCGATTGGCTGGATTTATTCGACGTGCTGGTTTGAAAATAGAAGCGGGACCCCGGGTCAAGCCCGGGGTGACGTGGATTTTTGCCCAGGGCGCAGCGTAGGGAGATCATCATGAACTGGTTTGGCCGGAAGGCTGCGCAGGGGGCTGCGCGGCCCCAATTGTCGCGCGTGTATGGGAGCTGGTCGGCGCCCGCGCCCTTGTCGTTCGAGGCGCAGGTTCGCGAGGGGTATCTTTCCAATGCGATCGTCCAGCGGGCGGTGCGGCTGGTCGCCGAGGCGGCGGGTTCGGCGCCGTTGGAGGCGAGCGATCCGGCGCTGGAGCGGCTGGTCGGTGCGACGTCGGGCGGGCAGGGGCTGGTCGAGACGCTCGCGGCGCAATTGCTGCTCCACGGCAACGGCTATGTGCAGATATTGACCGACGGCGCGGGGGCGCCCGCCGAGCTGTTCGCGCTCCGCCCCGAGCGGGTGACGGTCGAGGCCGACGCGCGCGGCTGGCCCGTCGCCTATCGCTACAAGGCGGGGGGCGAGGCGGTGGTGCTGGCCGCCGAGGATGGCGCGGGGCGGCCCGCGGTGGTGCATGTGAAGGCGCTGCACCCGCTCGACGATCATTATGGCGCGGGGTGCCTGGGCGCGGCGGCGGGCGCGATCGCGGCGCATAATGCGGCGGCCAGATGGAATGCGGCGTTGCTGGAGAATGCGGCGCGGCCGTCGGGGGCGCTCGTGCACGACCCCGGCGACAAGGGGGTGCCGCTGTCGGCCGAGCAGGTCGAGCGGCTGCGCGAGGAACTGGCGGAGAGCTTTTCGGGGAGCGCCAATGCGGGGCGGCCGCTGCTGCTCGAAGGCGGGTTGAAGTGGCAGGCGCTGTCGCTGTCGCCCGCCGAGATGGATTTCCTGGCGCTGAAGGATGCGAGCGCGCGCGAAATTGCCATGGCGTTCGGGGTGCCGCCGATGCTGCTCGGCCTGCCGGGCGACGCGACCTATGCCAATTATCGCGAGGCAAACCGCGCGCTGTGGCGGCTGACGGTGCTGCCGCTGTGCGCGAAGATATTGGGGGCGGTGGCGCAGGGGCTGGCGGGGTGGTTCGAGGGAGCCGAACTGCGCGTCGATCTGAACAAGGTGCCGGCGATGGCCGCCGACCGGATGGCGCTGTGGCGCGAGGTGTCGGCGGCCGACTGGCTGACGGCGGACGAGAAGAAGGTTTTGCTGGGGGTGGGGTAGCGTTCGCGGGCGACGGCCCACCCCCACCCAGCTTCGCCTAGGCAGCAAGCTGCCAAGGCTGCGCAACCCTCCCCCATCCCAGGGGGAGGGGTTTTTGTGAGGAAATCGACATGGACGAGGAAGAGGCGCTGGCGCGGTTGATCGCGCTGGCGGGGACAGGCGTGGCCGGCGCGCCCGATGCGGCGTTGCTGCGCGCGGTGGTCGAGGAGGCGAGCGAGCTGGGGGCGCGGCGGGCGCTCGCGCGGCTGGGGCTCGCCGACGAGGCGGCGCGCGGCGACATCGACGATCTGCGCCAGTTGCTCGGCGCGTGGCGCGACGCGAAGAAGAGCGCGTGGAAGGCGGCGGTCGACTGGGCGGTGCGCGGGATGCTGGCGCTGCTGGTGGTCGGGCTGGCGGTGAAGATGGGGCTGCCGGGGTTGCTGAAGTGAGGGCGATCGGTGCCGCTGCCCACCCCCCGACCCCCTCCCGCCTGCGGGAGGGGGAGGTTGTAGCGCGGCAAAAGCATCTGGAGTCTCGGACAAGAGGTTCTGGAGCACTAGCACCGCCGTTCATGGGCGGGCTTTAGCGCCGTCGCGCCCTTACCGCCAGTGATGATCAGCTCGCGCGCCGGCGTCACCTTTCCGCTCACCCTGTAATCGAGCTCGACGGCCTCGATCGCGCTCGCGGCGAACAGTTCACGGATTTCGGGGCGGTCGTTGATCGACAGGATGAAGCGACCCTCAACGGCTTCTAAGAGGTCTCTCAGACGGGCGAAATCGGCGCGTGAGAAGATGCCCTCGCCATAGTCGTCCTCGTTCCCGAAGTAGGGCGGGTCGCAATAGAAGAGCGCGCCGGGGCGATCGTATCGCCTGATGAGCTGGTCGAACGGCAGGCGCTCGATATGGACCGAGGCGAGGCGATCATGCGCTTCCTCGAGCAGCGGGATCAGCTTGGTGAGGTCGAAGCGCGCGGGGCCGGTCCTGGTCACGCCATAGTTGCGGCCGTTGACCTTGCCGCCGAAGGCGAGGCGCTGGAGATAGAGGAAGCGCGCAGCGCGCTCGAGATCGGTGAGCGTGTCGGGGTCGACCTGCATTAGGCGCTCGAATTCGGCGCGGCTCGCGAGCTGCCATTTGAGCACGTCGAGGAACTGCTGATAATGGCGTTGCAGGATGCGGAACAGCGTGACGACGTCGCGCGAGATATCGTTGATGACCTCGACCTTCGGCCGGCGATCGCGGCGGTGAAAAACGCCGCCCATGCCCATGAAGACATCGGCATAGAGATCGTGCGGCGTCGCATTGATGATCTCGACCAGGCGCGGCGCCAGCTTCTTCTTTCCGCCGATGTAACCGGCGACGGGCCGGGTCGGAGCCACAGGCTCCAGATGCGTCAATAGTTCGTTCACTTCATACACCTAACGCAGCCCCTGCCGGCTGGCCGGCGGGGGAACGGAGCGATGCCGCGGCATCGCGAGGTGCGGGGTCCAGTCCCTGCGGTGACGGGCGTTGGCGCGCCCGTTGCCTCCCCCTTAAACGGGTTCGGCGACATCCCAGCCCATGAGCCGGGCAATCTCTGCCTCGTCGATGAAGCCGCCCTCGTGGCGGCGGCGCGCCTGTGCGACGATATAAGTCCAGAAGCGCCAGAATTTTCGATTGAGGCGCGGCGTCCATCCTTCGGGATTCGAAGGAGATCGGTTGCGCTTGGCGCGTTTGAAGTGCGCGTGATAGGCTCGACGAAGCCGGGACCGCGGGGGCACATATTTCCGCCAGTGCTCCCCGCAGAGCCAGCGATCGGCATCAATGATCGCATGTCCGCGGGCGCCGATCGGCGCGGCCGTCGTCCTCTTGCAACCCTCGATCGCGCACGGATTGCGATCGTGATGACGAGCGCAGCGGGTTTGGCCATTCTCCCATGTCGTCAGGCTATCGTTGTGCTTCCAGATCATAAATTCACCGCAGCACTGGCAACGAGGAGCGGGTTCGATTTTGAAGGCCGTCTCGCTCATATCTTTCGGCGCGGACGCGACGGCGAGATACCAGAGCGTAAAGCGCGCACCGCCAGCGACCATGTTGTCGCGCCAGCGCTCGCAATCCCCCTGCGACCCATGTATGGCTGCGCCGGGAATATCCCGGTGCGTCAGCTTGTATATCGGACGCGTGATCACCGTCCCGCCGTGTCGTCGGCCGGGCCGACGTCGATGAAGAATTCATCGTCCTGGGCGACGGTGACACCCTTTGCCTCGAAGACCCTGCGCGTGTCCGCTTCCTCGGGCCAAGCGGCGATGAGCGCATCCTTGTCGAGCGTATATTTCGCTCGAACGAAGCGCGAGGAGCCCATCCAGCGGAGGCTGCGGAGATATTCGACGATCGCCTCGACCTTCGTGCCGCGCGGAAGCCGCACCGATTTATTGCCGAGGCGGGTGCCGATCTTCGCGCCGGCGAGCTCGGCCGAGCGCTTCTTGCCGGCCATGCGCGCGGCGGCGCCGGCTTCCCACCATGATTTCAGCGCGGCGAAGCGCTCACGCTGAAGCGGTGCACATTCGGCGACCAAGGCATCATGTCGCGCCTTGGCGCCGGCGGCGATCTTGTCGGCCTCCTCGGCCGATACGCGAATCGCCCGCTCGACCTCGCCGTAGGTGGCGAGGAGCGCGATCGCGCCTTCGTCGGTCACCGGGACTGCGAGCGCGGGTTGCTTGCGGCGGCTCATAGCTGCACGCCCTTGTCCGCGAGCCAGCCCGGTGCGACGGGCCATTCCACCGTTTCGACCGGAAGCATCGGCGCGATCTCGGCCGGGAAGTCGCGAAGGAGGACGCGCCAGGCGACCAGCTCGGCGCGCTGATCTTCGGTGATCGGATAGTCGGGGACCGTCACCATGATGTCGGTGTCCGCGAGCAAGCGGTCGCGGCGCGCGCGGATCTGCGCCAGCTGCTCTTCAGCCAGAGGGGCCGGGCGATCGACCGCGACGACACGGCCCGCCTTGACGGCGATTATCTGGCCGCGCCCCTGGGCAACGAGCAGCTCTTGCCATTGGTCATGGCTGACCGCGACAGCGTCGACCGGGATCTGGCATTCGGGATTCGGCCGATATTTCGGCTGACGGCGCGCCTTGATCTGCGCCTCGGTCTGCGGTTCGGCAACAAGTCGCGCGCCGTGGGTCAGTTCGTTGAAGAAGCCGCCGGTCGACGGGCTGAAGAAATGTTCCATGTCGCGCTCCTCAGAAACCGATTGCCAGATAAGTTCCGGTCACCCCGACGCTGTCGGTAGCGTTGAAAATGGTGATCGCACTCGCCGATTTGCCGCTGACGACCGGGTTGTTGTCCTGGGCGCCATAATCGAGCCGCCCGCCGGCAACGTTCGCGTGGACGCACATCGTCGGAAAGGTCGTCGGCAAGGTCACATTGACCGAGCTGTTCGATCCGACCGAATAAGTGCCCCACTGAAAGATCAGGCCGAAAATGGTCTTGTATCCGATGCCCGCCATCAGGCTGGCGCCCGCGCCGCCCTGAAGCGCGAGCGGTGTGATCGCCTTGGTATCGTTGACGCCCGCGGCCACTTCGGCCGCGCTGGCCTTTTCAACGGTGATCGTGCGATTTGCGGCAAGATCACCGCCGCCCGTCGCAAGGCCCGCGGCGGTGATCGTCCGTGTTGTCGGCACAGCGCCACTGCCATCGCCGACGACGCCCGACACCAGTTCGACGATCGCATCATAGAGCTGCGTCGTCTGCTCCTTGTCGAGCTCGAGGCCTGACTCCTCGATCACGAAAGCGATCTCTTCCTGGACGCTATTGAGCCAGTCCTGAGTAACGCGCGTGGCGCGCTGGCCGATCGAGGGATCGCCCTCGGTGAAGCGGTTGCCAATATGGCCGGGGCCATCGATCCGGTGCATGATGAGCCTTTCAGTCTAGCGTGAAGTCGAACCAGGCGATCGGCTCTGGCTCGACAGGGTAGGAAAAGAGGACGATCGAATGCGCGGGCCGCGCGCGGCTGATCACGCATTCGAGATCGAGCGAGCCGAAGCCCGCCAAGCGCTCGCCGGCATCGCTGCCCGCCGTGAAATAGGTGATGGTGAAGCCCTGGCCGGTGTCGACAGCCGGCGGAAGGACGTTGACGCGCCAGGCGTGCACCCATGCGTCCCCATTCAGATCCTGCCCGGCGAGGCTGCCAGCAACGAACGGGCCGAATTCATCGATCGTGACGGCATAGCCCATCGCGGCTGCAAGCTCGATGAAGTAGGCTCGGCTTTGCCCGCCCTGACCGGTCAGCCGGGCGAGCAGCGCGGCGCGGCGTTCGGCGATCGAATCGGGCGCCGGGATGCAATTGTCGGGCAGGCCCGCCACGCGCTCCCAATCGCCCAGCATCTCAAGCGTGGTGCGCGGATCGACCTCTTCGAGCAGGTCGGCGGCGCGACCATCGACCCTCGCGAGCTCGTCGGCTTCGGCGAGCAACAGGCGCATCAGCGTCGAGTCTGCTTCGCGCGGCCAGGCGCGGCCTTGCGGCAGCAAGGCCGCGAGTTGCGCCTGATAGGCTTCGGCGCTGTGCGGCGCGAGCTGGCTGGTCGACGGGGCGGCCGTCATACGAACTCCACTTCGCCCAGCACGGGCAGCGATCCTGCTGGCACCGTCTGGTTAAGTTCGGGCAGTTCCAGTTCATGCGACGCCTCGCCCGCGGCGATCGACACGGCCTCGCGCTCGCGCGAAATAAACATCGTGCCGCCGGGCTGCGCATCTCGCGCAAAGCAATCGGCGAGTTCGACCAGCACCGCAGCGCGGGTGTCGGCCGTGTCGGGGGTCAGCCGGATGCGGAAATCGATGGGGAATGGCTCCGGCGCGAAAACGACGAGGTTGGCGGTCACCGGGCGGCGCGCATCCAGCCAGGCCTCGACGGCGGCGATGTCATCGACGGTCGGCAGAATGTCGGCGCGGCCGTCGAGAACGAAGGTAACTCCGACGGTCCCTGCGCCCATCCATGCCGGGAACACCCAAACGCGGGTGACTTCGGGCACCTCGAGCGCCCAGCGTTCATAATCGCCGCGCGCGCCGCCCTGGGGCGGGGTGCGGATGCGCGCGAGCAGGCGCGTGCGCAGCGCCTCGTCGTCCTCCTCGGCGGCGCCGCCATCGAGGCCGGGCGCCGTCACTGTCGCGTCGGCATCGACCCCGGCGATCGGCGCGACGAAGCGCAAAACGGTGCCGATCGCGGTGTTGCCGGCAAGCCCGCCCGCGACCTCTTCGACCGGCGCACTCGTGTTGCCGAGCCCCAGCGTGACCGCCGCGGTAGTACGGAATTCAACGCCATCGTCGCGCACCAGCGCCGATCCGATCGGAACGGCCGTCCCCTGGACGCCGGTCAGCGCGACCGTTCCGGCGGCGCCGACGGCGCCCTTGCGCGTCAGGCCCCAAATACCGGCGTGCCGCGCAAGGATGTCGCTGTCCGCGGTGTCGGGCAGGATATTCGACGCAATCCACGCCTGATAGCCATAGAGGCCGTCAACACCGCCGGCATAGGTGCGCGCCATTACGTCGAGGATGCTGGCGGGCAATCGGCTGTCGGCGCCGGGCAGGCGGCTGTCGAAATCGCCCCGAATGCGGTCGATGATCGCGCTGCGCGTAGGACGGTTAAAGCTCACAGGCTGGCCTCCCAAACAAAATCATACACCTGCCGCGCCGGGCCTTCGGGCCGGTCGACCGTCACCTTGATCGCGATCATCTGATTGCCGATCCGCGCAGTCTCGATCGACAGCGCCGACACGATGCCGTCCTCCTTCAGCCAGGCGAGCGCTTCGACCGCATAGGTGCGGGCGCGCTCGACGACGTCGCCGGTCAGCTTTTCGCGGCCGAGCAGCCACAGGCGCGACCCGAGCTCGCGCCCGGCAACGGGAGCAAAGGCGTTGCCCCACCATCCTCGCGGATCGGCGCCCAAGTCGGGTTGCCGGTCGTCGGATCGCGCGCGCGCGTCGGTGAACAGCGAAATCAAAATGGCGGTACGCAAGCCGTCATCGGCGGCAAGCCGCCCCGATTCGAGGGCGATGTCGCCGCTGAAGCTGTCGTTCGACCAGAGGAGCGCGATGTCGGTCATTGAGCCGAGATCCTCGCGGGCGACACATTGGCGCCGCCGTCAAGTCGATGGCTGAGTTCAACCTCACGCCCACGTCGGAAGCCGCGAAAATAATCATCGCCGATCAAGCGCGATCGGGTCGCGACGGGAACGCGAGATTTCACCGGTCGCAACGAGAGGTTGGTTTCCATCCATTGCCGAGCAAGCTCACAGCCGGTCGATGCCGGAACCAGGGCAGCGACTGCGCGCTCGACGCCAACGACGAAGCCCTGGCAAAAATGATCGGCGCGAGCGCGCTTCGTTCCTGCTTTGCAGCGGCGAAGGCGGCGTGCGATATACTCGCCACGCTGCTTGGTGATGATCCTTCGAACCATCGCAAAGGCATAGGATGCCACGGTCGGTCGCGCGGAAACGCCGACGAACATCACATTCGCCCCGTCAAGATAGCTCTCGCATTGAAAAACATCGGCGATGAGACTTACGAGCTGCGCTTCCCATTGTGGCGGCCGAGATGCCTTCGACGGCCGAGACGCCGACCGCTGATCAACGTCAGCCAGTTCGACATCGGCATCGGTAACGCCATGCTCTTCCATAAGAGCGCGCGCCTTCGCGAGCGCGGCCGCAGCTTCGTGCTCGTTGGAGCTACTGGCCAATGCAAGGCACTTGCGGATTTTGGCGAGAACAGCCGCTTTGCTCATTCCGCCCTCACCACGTCGCTGCCGCTGATGATCTTGCCGGTGCCGAGGTCGACGTCGTCGCCGACGCGCGCGACCTTCGCTCCGCCGGCGCCGCCAAGCCCGATATCGGCGCTGTCGATGATGACGCTGTCGGCGATGACCTCGACATCGGGCGCCTCGATCGTCACCTTGTTCGGGCTTTCGATATGAATGCAGTCGCGCTTCAGATGGACAACCTGACCAAGATCGTCGAACAGCGCGGCCTCGCCGGGCGCGAGGTTCTTCAGCCGGTAGCGGCGATCCTCGACCTGGACGACGATCAGGTGGCTGCGCGTGCCGCCGACGGCGACGACGACAGCCTCGGCACCGGGGTGCGGATGGCTGGTGAAACCATAGCCCTGAAACCGCTCGACGCCGTCATGGACCTCGTCGGCGAGCAGCTCGATCTGCAACGCCTGAGCCTGCGGCGCGTCGGCGATCGCGGCGATGACGGCGCGGCCGATCATCATCTCGATCCGGCCCGCAAGCGGTCCCGTCAGGCGACGCACGGTGGCGGCGATATCCATCAGCCACCCCCTATCGCGCTGGCGTCGGCGCTTTCCGATACGGGGAGCAGGCTCCACGCTTCGGGCGGGGTGACGGTCAGGTCGGCGACGGTGCCGCGGTCATCCTTTGCCAGCGTGACTTCGGTGATCAGCATCGTCCCCTCGACGAGCAGGAAGGGCGCTTTGACCCCGACAAGCTGGTCGGGACGCCACAGCTTGCCTGCCGGCGTACGCCAGCCGGGAACTGTCAGGCCTGCGCGCTGCGCCTTTGCGGCGCGGGTCGATGCTTCCCACGCGGCGCGCTTGCGAAGATTGGCGGTCGTCGACTGGTCCTCGCCGATGATCAGCAGGGGGCGATGGCGAGTGATCGCAGGATCGCGCGCCTCTGCCTTGACTGCCGACACCGCCTTGCCGTTGGCATTGTCGTCACCCGATGCCTGACCCTTGATTACATAGTCGCTGAAGCGATCGCGCGCGTCGTGGGTGGCGCGGCCCGCGACGATATTCTGCCCTTCGACAAGCTGCGCGACGATCGCGCCCTGGCCCGGCTGGATCAGCTCGACCTGACCGGCGGGGTTCGAGACAGCGAGCAGGCCGCGATAGCGCGCCAGCCGCTCGATCGCGGCATAGACGCTTTCGCCCTGCTGAAGCGCGAAGCGTTTGACCTTCTCACCCGTGTCGGCCTTTGCGACGACGTCGATGCCAAAGGGCTTCGCGAGCTCGGCCGCGATCGCGTCGATGCTCTTGCCCGTCCAGCTGCCCGGATTGGCGATCGCCGAGCAGTCGACCAGGTCGCCGGCGCGGTCGCGCCCGGTCAACGTGATGCCATAGCCGCGATCGTCGACCTGCGGGTCGATGGCATCGACATATCCGGTGATCACCGTTTCGCCGTCGACCTCGACCACGCAAGGGTCGCCGGTGCGGAGCGGCCAGCGCGACGCGCCGGTAAATTCGCGGGCGGCGATTTCGAAGGCGAAGTCACCGCAGATGCTTTCGATCGAGCGGGTGATCCGCATCGCCGTCCAACCTTCATAGCGCTGGCCGGCAATCTTCAGACTGGCACGGGGATCAGTCATTTCGCGGCTCCGACCCGACGATATCGAGCGCGGTACCTCCCCGGACGAAACCCGGATGACGGACGCGATTCATGGCAACCAGCGCTTCGGCCTGTGCCTCCATCGCCGGGCCAAAGCCGTGCAGCCGCTGCGCGATCGTCAGCGCTGGCTCGGTCGCCCGCGGCGTGTACCGGTACCCGCGAGCCAGTCCGGCGCTGCGCGCGCCGATATCGCGTGCGAGCGCGGTCCGCAGCTGGTCGAATTGATCGGCGCGCGCGTCCTCACCCGCGTCGGCGGCCGACAGCGCATGCGCGTCGAAGATGGCGGCAATCCGATCGCGCGTCATCGTCGCGTCGCCTTGGTTGGTCCAGCGGATCTGCGCAGCGGCCTTGACCAGCTCGGCTCCGGCGGCGGCGCGCACGAGGTGAACGATCGCGTCCTGGTTGGCGGCCTGCCGGCGCCGCGCCGGGGTTGTGCCGACCACCGCATCGATTTCGCCGCCAAAGCGGGCGAGCGGCTCGACCGCGCGCAGCCGCGCGCGCGGCTGCGACGACAGCGCCGACACTGCTCCGACCAGGCCGACGAGCGTCTGACCGAGCGATAGCGGCGCGCGAAGCAGCGCGGCAGTACCCGACGGCAAGAGGCGGAGGCCGCTTTCGAAGCTTCGCAGCGCCTGGCCGAGACCGCCCGACGTCGCCGCACTGAGTTCGGCCGCGGTAGCGACCGTGGCGACGAGATCAGCGGCGGCATCCTCGACAAAGCCCGCCGCCTTGTCGATCGAGAAGCGCTGCGCGAAGTCGCCGGGCAGGTCCGCGGATAGCGACGACGCGGTCGATTGCGCCAATGCGGCGGTGTCGGCGGTCGCGGTCAGCGGCTTTTCGGCGCCGCTTTCGCGAAACAAGATGGTGAAACGCGCCATGCCGCCTTCGTCGGTGCTTTCGACGAAGCGATAATCCTCGCAATAGGCCTGATGCTGCTGGCCGGTCCACGGATCGACATAGGTGCCGGGACCAAACGCCTCGAGCGCGTCGATCAGCGCATCGCGCCGGTCCATATAGTCGGTGCCGTGAACGAAACAGTCGATCTGCCATTCGCCCGCGCGGCGTCCCAGGTCCTCGCCGATCGGCGTGTCGCGAAACGGCAGTTCGAACAGCGCAACGCGGCGCCCCCCGCTCTGCTCGCGCTGCTCGGTGACGAAGGCAACGCCACGGAAGCTGCCGCGCACATAGCGCTCGCGCCATCCGGATGCCGTGGTGGCCGGCGCAGCGACAGGCGCCTGCTGGGGCTGAGTGGCCATCAGCCGCGCCCCGTCATCGCGCCGCCGCGATAGACGAGCGGGACGGAGGGATTGGCGGACGCCATGTTGCCGGGCCGCGCGATCAGTCCGGGATCAGCCTTGATGCGGATCTCCATCGCACCGCCGACGGCGACCTTCTGCGGCACCGAGGCGCCGGGTTTGATCGGCGTACCGCGCAGATTGAGCGGCGAAGCGCGCGGCGACGAGCGGATCTTGGGAACCGCGCGACGGCGAGCCGCAGCCTCGGCACGGCCGGTTTCGGTCATCGGGCCATATTCGGCCTCCAGCTCACGTCGTTTGCGGCGCGCGTCGGCCTTTGCGGCATCGCTCGTGAACCAGCCACGCTCGGCATTCTCGTATATCCCCGCGCGGCTGCTGGCGCCGGCGCGATCGTTCCATGCGACGAGCGCCGCGACTTTCTCGGCCGCCCAGGCGGCGCCCTTGCCGATTGCGAGGAAGCCATTGGCGACCGACTTGAGATCGGACGCGAAACCGGCCCAGTCGCGATCGGTCATTTCGCTGATCTTGTCGATCACGCGGCCGAGCTCATCGGAGACGGCGGTCGCCCAGCGGTCGATCGTGCCATCGGCCAGCTTGGCATTGAGCCAGTCGAGCACGCCCTGGAGCTTGCCCTTCACCTTGTCGAACACGCCCGCCTGGCCGACGCGAAGCATGAAGTCCGACCAGCCATCCTTCAGGTTCGAGATCATGCCGTTGAGCGTCTTGCTCTGGCGCTCCATCATGCCGCCGAAGCGTTCGGACCAGATGCCGGTGATCGCTTCTTTCATCTCCGCGGCGCTCTTGGTCGTTTCGCGCCGGATTTCCTTGCCGTTCTTCATGTATGTAAAGGCGACGCGATCGCCCTCGACGCGGGCGCGGATGCCGAACTCCTTCAGGCGCTCAAACTCGCCGGTCTGCGCATCGGCCAGCGCTTCGATCGCCTGCATCAGCGGCTTCGACATGCCAGCGGCGGCATCGCCGGCGGCGGCGAGCGCGCCGTCGAGCGGATCGATGCCATAGGCCTTCAGCTGGACGAAGGCCTCCATCACCTGGTCAAGCTCGTAAGGCGTCGTTTTCGCGAAGTTTCGGACCCAGTCCATCGACGCTTTCGCCTTCGCGGCCGAACCTTCGATCCCTTCGAGCATGATCTGGAATTGCTCGAACTTGGCGGTCGTCGAGATGACACCGCCGAAGAAGGCGCCGCCGCCGATGATCGCCGCGCCGCCAGCGAGCTTGGCGAGGCCGAGCGCAAGCGTTCCCACCTTGCGGATCGTCCAGCCGATCGCATAGCCCGCGCCATAAGCCGATTTTTCGAGCGCCTTCATGCCGGCGCGGCCGGCGAGCGCCTTCACGCTGGCGAGCGAGGTTGCGAGGCGGGCGCGCATTCGTGAAGCGGCGGACGACATTCGATCCATCGCGCGGGCGGCCGGCGCGCCGGCGCGCGCCAGATCGCGGGCACCCTTGGTCAGGTCGCGCTGCGTAGCCTGCGCACGGCGGCCGGGCCGGGTAAACCGGTCGACCGCTTCCAGGATCATCGCGAATTTCAGCGCCACTTACCGGTCCACCTGCTCGCCGCGCTTATGCGCGTCGGTCCACATCGCCTGGTCGAGCCACAGCTCCACCTCGTCCCAATCCATCTCCATCAACACCGCCGGCAGCCAGCCAAAGGCCGCCGCGATGAAGCCGAGCGAATCTAGCCAGTCGTCGGGCCATCGCCGTCGCTGGGCATCACAAGCTTTCCCAGCGCATCGACGTCCTCCTCGTGCAGCTCGTCGGCGAAGCCGGGGAACACGTCGCTGCCGTCGGGGAGCTGGCAAAGCTGGTCGATCATCGCGAGGGTCAGCGCGATCGGTTGGGTCTGGAAGCGGTCGATCAGGCGCATATCCTTGCCCTTGATCGGGCGGATGGTGACCTCAGTGATCGCGTCGCCCGTTTTGGGCTCGATCGGATGCTTCAGCTTGTATGGAGCGCCCATGATCAAAGCTCCTCGGCCGGCGGACCCTGGAAGACCAGGGAGGCTCCGTCGCCGCCGGTGGTCAGGCTAATGACGTCGGCGACATAGGCATTGCGGACGATGAAGGTTTGGCCGGTGTCGGCGCTGAAGGTGATCGTCGCATTGTCGATGTTACGATAGTCGGTCAGGCGGACGTTCGCCTTGACCAGGATAGTGCAGGTCAGCTTCGCCTCGGCGGTTTCTTCGCTGAAGGCGCCAGCCTGATGATCGCCGCGCTGTGCGGTGCGGACGGGACCGCCAAGCTCGAGCGTCGCGCCGCTCTTGGTTTCGAGAGTATCGCCGTCGACGCGAATACGCGCCTGGCCGACGACCTGGTTGGGATTGGCCATTTTTGTCTCCTTCTTCGGGCCGTTGAGAGGGCGCTCACGCCCTTCTCAGCGGCGAACGTCAGTTACGGAACTGGATCTGACTGGCGGTCACGCGCAGCTGGTTCACCAGGTCGGGCGGCACGAGCGCATTGACGCGGTTGGCGTCGTTCGCGTCGCGCTCGACGATCAGGTCGGCCTTGAACTGGTCGAGGTTTTCGACCAGCCCGCCCTCCTCGAGCTCGCGCATCAGTGCGACCAGCTCGGCCTTCAGTACCGACGGCGTGACGATCGCCTGGCCGGCGGCAAAGCGGGTTCCGTCGTTCGCAAGCTTGTGGCGCGGAAATTTCGCCAGGAAGCGCGCGCGGACCGCGAGCCGGATGTAGGAAAGCGTGAGCACCGTTTCGGCGTCGAGGAACGCGGTCGAAGCCTGTCCGAACGCATCCTCTTGATAGCTGGTGATGCTGCGTTCGATCGTGACGTTGCCGCCGGGATCGACGGCGAAGGTCGCGATGCCGACGGCCAAGAGCGCCTCGCGATCGTTGCGGCTGAAGCGCGCATTCTCGGCCGGGGGCAACACGTCGTCGAGGCGCAGCGTGTGCAGCGGCCGCGCCGGGTCGATCGCGCTGTAATAGCCGCCGATCGCGCCATAATTGCCCGCCCATTCCCACGGCGGCGTCGGCGACAGGCCGGTCCCGATGTTGCTAACGAATTCGCTGTTGCGCGTCGGGCCGAATGCGACAAGGGCCGCCAGATCGCCGCGCTTCGCAGTCCAGCAAAAGCTTTCCAGCATCCGCATCGGCCCCATGCGGTCGGCCAGCTCGTCCTCGACCGAGGCGAGCACTGCGGCCGAATTATGGGCGAGGATGATCGTGCGATACTCGCCGTCCGCGATCGCGGGCCACACGGTATCATAGTCGGGATCGCCCGCACCGGTTGCCATTGCGACCACCGCCAGCCCGATCCCCGCGGGCAGCGCCTCGCCCTGGTAATAGCTGTGGCGCACGTCGATATCGTTGCCCGCCGTGCCCTTGTGCCGCGCGGTCAGGGTGACGACGTTCGTTTCGACGGCCGCGGTGACCGGCAGGCTGGTCTTGGCGGTGATCGCGGCGCCGATCGCGGTGGCGACGGTGTTGGCGCTGGCGGCATTGGCGACGGCGACGGGCAC